CCGACCCTTCGGGGACGGGTACAAGTTAAATAATAAATTTCCATTTAGGTCGGTAAGTAGATTCGAATAGTAAAACGTTTTCACGCTAGACTATTCATCTTGTCTGCCAGACATCTTGTTGTTACTTAGGCTCCTATACTAAAGAATAGGATAAGAGGAAAGTATCCAGTTAGAGTATTGCGAAAGCAAACTTTACCGGTAACAAGAGGTGTTACAATTTTAATAAAATCAAACATGAATAGAAATTTATATAGTATACTTTGAAAACTATCAAAGCTTCTATTTAAACCTATTCACGCAAGACAGTACTTAAATCCCTATTTCTCCCTAGTTAGTAAGATGTTGAAACACAACGGTACCAAGTATACTGTAAAATCATTGAAAACAATGAGATTGCACTGTACTAGATACATTTGTGGTTCTCCATTATTTACTAACAAAGAAGGAGTAGGTGTTGATAAGTCTGGATGACCTACTCAACTACTTTTCCTGAAACCTTTGTTAGAGAAAGGATTAGTTGGTAAAAAGTATCTATTTACCATCCTAATGCTTTCTAGAACATTGGAGCCAAGAAAAGGTGAAGAGTTGGCACCAAATTATAGCTCTATAGATTCTCCAAGTACTGCCAAGAAGTATATAATACCTCGTGGTAGTATAAGGGAATTTATTAGAGTCTATAATCTTAAGGCAGTTAAACCAGAATTTTCATTTTCTGATATATTCTTAAGTATGAAGGGTTCACCGAGTGGTAAAGCAAGCCTTACTGCTCCGGTGTCTCTTCTTACTCTTGGATACGATCAGATGCAATGAATATTCAATTTAACATGTCTTAAGGGTGTTGAATACTTCACTACTATTTATAATTTTGCATGAAAGAAGAATTTAACTTCTTCTTTAGCTAAAATTAATTTCTCTGGATGTTCTGGAGAATTAGCTTTAGTCATGGACCCTGAGTGTAAAGTAAGAGTAATTGCGATGCTCGATTGAACATCTCAATTATTCTTACGTCCTATTCATAATATTCTTTTGGGTTTACTCAAAAGAATACCAATGGATAGAACTTATACTCAAAGTCCACATGCAGAATGAATAGATAATGGTGAAAGTTTTCACTCATTAGACTTAACCTCTGCAACTGACAGATTCCCAGTACGTCTGCAAGAAAGAATGATCGAAGAAATCTTCGGTGATTCTAAATTTGCTGATGCATGGAAAAACTTATTGACTGCAAGGAAATTCTCCCTACCGGGTAATCAAGGGCATATTAAATATGCAGTTGGTCAACCGATGGGGGCTTATTCATCTTGAGCCGCCTTTACTCTTTGCCATCATTTCATTGTATGATATGCTGGTCGTCTTTGTGGTTACACTAAATTCGACCAATATATAATTCTTGGAGACGATATCGTCATTAAAAACGATGCCGTTTCAAAGAAATACATTGAGATTATGACAAAGCTAGGGGTTGAATTATCTCCGGCAAAAACACATGTATCGAAAGATACCTATGAGTTTGCCAAAAGATGATTCCAGGATGGAAAAGAAATCACTG